AATTTAAAAATGAAAATAAAGAAGAATTAAAGAATGAAAATAAAGAAAAATTAAAAAATGAAATTAAAGAAAATATTAATTTGGAAAATAAAATAGATTTTAATATAAAAAATAATAAAGAAAAAGGGGAATTAAAAAATGATAATTTAGAATGGAAACCAGAAATAAATGAAAAATGTTATATTTTTAGTAACTCAAATGGAGGATGGACAGAAGGTGAAATAGTTAAAATTGAACAAAATATAGCAACTGTTTATTATGGAGATGATTATGAAAAAGAAGTGGAATTAGATGATAGAGAAATTATTAAAGAATTTAAAAATGAATCTCAAAATGAGGCTGTAAATGAACCTATTAATCATAAATTGTCAATAAAAGATCCTGAACTTAAAGAATTTAAAGAGAACACTGACCATAATAATGATAAAGATATTAAAGAAATTAAATTAGAGATTGAAGAAAAAATTAAAAAAAATAAAAAAAATGATAAAAATAATAATGAAAATACACCGAAAGTTATTGTTGATAAAGTAGAAAAAGAATCAGATATAATTTCTCTAGAAAATATTCCTTTGGTTAAATATAGTGAAGATAATGATGATGGTTTTACTTTTTTTAAACAAGCTCCCAAATTTTTTTAAAGTAAAAATATCCAAATTTATTTTCTATAATATTATATATGGATTTTTTAAATAATCATTTATTAATAAGTCTGTCCGCTGGTGTTTTAACATTCATTTTATTAAAAATACATAATAATTTCAATAATGAAAAAATGTCAAATACTAATACATTAAAAATAGTATTATTAGTTGTTGTCATGAGTCTATTTTCATTTTTATTACATGGATTTGGTAAAAATACAAAAGTAAAAATTGACCAAGATATATTTACAGGAAGCCCAAATTTTTAAAATATTATAATAATATTTTGAAAATTAGATTTAAGTTAAATAAAATTATTTAAGTTTTTTTAACATTTATTTTTGGACCTTTTTTATTTTTACTATAATCATTAATATCAAATTTATCCTCTTGGTATTTAGGGTTAAAAACCTTATTACTATACTTCCATAAACTGTGATGTCCAATTTTAAAATTATCATGAGGATCAGCTTTATACCAAAAAACTTGGTCTTCTAAACGATTACTTTTTGCATTATTGTTTATGACTAAACATTCAAAATTTTCTGTGCATTGGTCCATAACTTGATTAAATACTTCAAATGTAGGAAACATCCCGGCATATTGGTCATACAATCTTTTTCTATTTGCTGTTATATTTTCACGTAATATAAATACATAATCTATATTGGTCCTAAGATTTGGAGGAATACCTAAGCTATATTGCATAGTTATTAAAAACATACTTTTATAATGTCTTCCGTTCATGAATAAAGAACGCACATTTTTACTTTTTACCCAAGTTTTATCATATAAACAGTCATCTAAAATAAGAAATGCTCTAGGATCAACATTACTTGTTCCAATATTATCTACTTCTTCTTTCCATTTCATAGTAATTTGTTTTTGTCTTTTTAAATATCTAGTTATGATATCTTCATTATAATCTTCATGTATAAAAATTGGTGGAATAATATTTGAATAAAAAGAATTTGCCCCCTCAGTCCCGCTAATAACTGTTCCGACAGGAATATATTGCTTATAATAGAGTAAATCTTTTACTAAAAATGATTTACCAGTTTCACGCTTTCCTATAAAAACTATTACTTTATCATCAGCTATAGAGGACATATCAAATTTCTTAAGTTGTAAGTTCATTATATTATTTATTATATAATTATGATATTTTTACCGCGATTATATTTTCAATTAATTTTAATTCATATTAGTAAATGATAAATAATGAAACACTTTTTAAAAAATTAAATTATAGAAATTGCCAATCTGAAGAATTGTATAAATTATTTAGTTCTATTAACAAATTTTTTTGTATTAAAAATAAAAAAATAAGCTTATATAATCCAAATTTAAATTATTTTTCAAATTATATAGATGAAATAACGACATTTAATTTTTACGAAAAGCTACAGTATATTGTAGAAAAAAAACAAAATATAGGTAGTTATGGGAGCTTATTTAAAGTAGTTTTGAAAAATAAAAAAAATAAAAAATTTTTTAAAACAATTTTTATTAAAGAAATACCTGTTTTTTCATTCGATGATTATGAACAAAATTTTCAAAAAAAATCAATTTTTACCAAAATTAATGATAAAAAATCTAAAATAAATAATAAAATTTTTAATTTAGGTTCAAAATTAAATGTTGAAATTTTCGTAAGCTATCTAATATCTAAATTATCTGAATTGAATATATCACCTTCATTTTGTAAATTACATGCTTGTATCAATACTGTTTTATATAAATATACATTAAGAATCCATAAAGAAGATAATTTAAAAGAAATTAAATATCACTGTGGAAAAAATCCAAATAAAATGAAAATTTTAAAAAGTTATCATAGAAATTTTTTGGTATTAAAAAATATGCCTACCTATTTATTAGCTTATGAAAAAGCTGATATTGATTTGTTAGAATATATTAATACCAAAAAAATTGATGAAGAATTTTTAAAAAGTGTATCTTTTCAATTATTCGCTGCAATAGTAGTTATGTATAGAAGATTTGGAATAAAACATAATGATCTTCATTTTAGTAATGTAATGCTTCAAAAAACTAAATTAGAATACCTTTATTATAAATTTGGTGAAAGTTATTTTAAAATTCCAACAAAAGGATATTTGGTAAAAATTATTGATTGGGGAAGAGCTTTTTATAATTTCAACAAATTTAATGTTTTAAATAGTATATATGATGTAGATGAAGATTGTTTTGGACAATATATTAAAAAAAAAATAAATAATACTGGTTTAAAAGAAATAGAAGGACAATACAATCCGTGGAGTGATATTATAATGATAAGTTATAGTTTTTTACATGAATTGGAAGATTATCGAAAAACAAAATTAGGATTATTTTTTAAAAATATTTTAAAAAAAAATGTAGATAATAAAATAATCCTTGATTATGAATCATTTAATTGGGAAATCTATAAACAAATTACAAATATAAAATATAAAATAACACCTAAATATATATTTAAAAATGGAATTTATAATAATTTTAAGTTGGTAAGTAAGAAAAAACCAAATAAAATTATTTATAATATTTAGTTTTGAGTAAAATTATCTAAATTTGCCTTAATTTCTGCATCAGTATTTCCAACAGGATATCTCGACCAGGTGCTTGATTTATTAAACATATCACTGTATAAATTTTTTAAATTAACATCACTAACTTGCTCATCATAAAAACTTCTTGGTATATACCTATACTCTATTACTGGTTGAGGGCAGTTTTTATAATTTTCATTATATCCTGTAACAACCATAATAATTCCTAAAATAAAAAATATTAATATAAATGATTTCATTTATTTTATATTAAGATTTTTTTTAATTAAGAATTATTCTCTTTATTTTTAAGCCAAGGATCCATTTCTTCTAATCCAGATAATTCATTAGAAACTTTTTCATTTGATTCTTCTTCTTTTTTAACTGAATTTTCTTTTTCTTTCTTTTTCTTTTCTGCTTGATCTTTTGCATATTGAACATTCTCATTAAAATGCTTTTCTTTACTAGCTTGATTTTCTTTATATTTTTTTACTAAAGTATTTAATTCTTTTTCAGCATATTCTTGATTTTCAATTTTATGAGGATTAGGATCCCATGGTAACCAATATCCTACGGGAGCTACAAAAACATTAAAATTAGGGTCTCTTCTTTGTAAAACTTTAGCCCTAACTTGAGCTTCTTTTAAAGTATCATAAGTCCCCCTAACTTTTAAACCTGAAATTGTAGTTTGAAAATCATTTTTTTCATAAAATTCTGATTCCAGCTTTTCTTCATTAATATATAGAAAATCTTTAAATTTTTCCTGAATAGAATTCTCATCTAAATCATAATTTTTTGCAAGAGTCTTTAAAAAAGCATTAATTAAAAAAACTTTTTTTTCAGGCAAACATTTAGGAGTTACGAATGATAAACATGTGTAATTTTGAGCTGGAATTTTTTGGTCAACTTCTAAAAAATCCTCTTCTAAATTATCTTCTTCTAAATTATTATCAATTTTACTCATATACAATATTATTTGTATATCTTTTTAAGTATTTTTTAATTATTTTTTTAAATTATTTTAACATTTATAGAAAAATGTCAAAAAATTTATTTCTTATTATATTATATAATATGGACGCATTAAGAAATGAAATGAAAGAACTTCAAAGTGCATTTGATTTACAAGAAGTTGTAAAAAGAGCAGTTAAATACTTAATTGAGGGTGGAGCAGTTGCAGTTGCAGCTTACTACATCCCAAAGAAAAAGATGAACGTTGAAGAAATTGTTATGATTGCTATCACGGCAGCAGCTACATTCGCATTATTAGATATGTATGCTCCAAGTATTGGTTCTGCAGCACGTCAAGGTACAGGTTTCGGTATCGGCGCTAACTTGACTGGATTCCCAAATATGTAAATTAATTAATTTAAAATAATAAATTTATTTTAAATTTATATTAAACAGTTGGTATGTATTGCCATTTTAGATCTCTACATATTCTTTTCCATACTTGGTCATGTTCTTGTAATTTCTCTCTTGACTTTAATAATCTACAATATGGTAAATAATCATCCTTGTCAAGTAATTGAAAAAATTTATAAAATATATATGGATAAGAAAAAAAATTACTTCTTTCAGATGGACAATATTTCATCCAAGGTCCCTGGATTTCTTTGAACATATTTCTTAATTTATCCTCTAATTCTCCTGTAATAACAGGAGCTGGCTTTCCAGTAATCCTGTTAGTAATATAATGACAATGTTCATAATATTTGGTTAAATCTAATTTTTTAAGAATATCTCTAACTTTATTTGCAGATAAATTTTTTAAATTTAAATAAGACTCTTTTTTTAATTCATTTTGAATTTTTTCAAAAATTTCATCACTTATATCCGTAGATTCTTTTGCTTGAAATTGTGAAAGCCATTCATTTGCATGGTTAATCTTTTTGTAGGCAAAGTAAGTAATTTCTCTTGGTGGTTCCTTATAAGATGGAGTATCAGAATCAATTAATATTTTTTCTTCGCAACCACATTTTGGACATATTAATATACTTTGAACAGAATCAAAGATTCTTCTTTCATTACAAATTTTACATTTATCTAATTCTTCAACTGAAATATAACTCATTTTTTTAACATAAGATTTATCAATGTAGGTAAAATATTCATCCATAATTTTACTTTTATTTTTAGTTTTAGTTTTATTTTTAGTTTTAGTATCTTTTTCTTTTTTATTATTTTTAATAGAATTTTCATTATTTTTTATAGCTAATTGTTTATTTTGAGAACCAAAGAAATCCAAAACTGTTTTTTTATTTTTATTAACACTTTGAAACTCTTCTATTTTTGTATTGTCATAATAATCAAAAAGTAAATGACTAGTATTCATTATGTATTTATTTTTTAAATCATTAGATTTTAGTTTATTTAATTTTTTTTTTAAAATTTTAATTTCATCAATTAATTCTATTTTTTTATTTATATTTTCTTCACTCAATTCAATTGTTGGTGATTTATTATACTTCTTTAGTAAATTATTTAAATTTTGTAATTCTTTTTCAATTATAGGGATTTTTTTTTTTTCATTTTCAAATTCTTGTAATTTTTGTGTATGACTGTTATCAATAGTTGTTTGTATTTTAGAATTATTTTTTTTTTGAGTTTTCTTTTTCTTTTTTCGAAATAAACTCATAATAAATTCTATCAAATTACCTTTAATTAGTTATTCGTTTTAATATTTAATCAATTATCATTAATAATATAAATTAATGTTTAAAACAAGTAAAAAACACCTACAATTAGATCAAAAAAATTTATATAAAATGTATTTTATTTTTAATGCTATTTTGGAAGGTTGGACAGTTAGAAAAATAAATAATAATAAATTTGAATTTATTAATAAAATAGAAAAATGT